CTACGTCATCTACAATCTTTAAAATGTTACTCTTAATACCTTGGAGTAATGCAAGAACAGAAAAGTCTACATTCAATAAAGCGTCAAGGCTTGATGCCAAAGAAGAAGCAAGACCAATAAGACCAGAAATCTTCGCAAATGCATTTCCAAACGCACCACAAAGACCACCACCAATACTACCAGATAGATTGTTATTGAAGTAATAATCTAATTGGACTAAGGCTTCAGTCGCATCTGCTGTTAGCTTTTGAGGAGTTAATGCTTTCTGTAACTCAGTTGGGTTGTATTGTGTTTGATCTAAGAACTGTGCCACTTCATAAATGTTTAAAGGACCTTGATTAACTCTTTCTGTCAAAGTTGGGTAATTAACTTTTTTAGAAAGTGATTGTAACTTATTTGTGATATCCAAAACTTGAGCAGCATCGTACTTAGCAAGAGGATCATTTTGCAAATCAAGAATAGGAGTAAAATTAGAAATATCATCTATACCCAACCTAGGTTGAACGAAAGCCGATGAATATCTACTTACCAATGGTGTAATTGCTTTACAAGTCATATCTTTTCCTTAGCTCTTAAAACTCATAATTAAGTCTTTTCCAACGTGCCACATCGTCAGGGTCATCAAGATTCACTAGACCTCTTATATCTGGGAAACCTTTTCTATTAATTACCTTATATCTTTCTGTACCTGTCTGCTGGCCATTTCGGACTTTGAGTACTGTATAAGTTGTTCCGACAGTCACAGTCTTTGAAGCTGATTGAGCAGCAATCAAATCAAATTCTGCATACTTACCTTCATAATTAGGTCCAAAGTTATAACCATCAATGAATGTATTACTTTTGCTATAATCTGGTATTACAGAAGCAGGTTCTGGATCTGCAGTCTCTTCTACTACTGGAGCAGGTGCTGGTCGTGGTGGTGGTGCGACAGTAGGCTCGGCATCATCAACAAGGTAATTAGTAATTGTAGTTGGTGCCGATCTAACAGTAGGTCCGCCACCAGATGGTTGTTTTGCCGGCACTGCTGGTAAACTAGGAACTATTGCGACTTCATCTGTTGCTGTTGCATAACTTTCTTTAGCTGTAGCTTTACCAGATTGTACAAAAGTTTTAGTTCCGTCTATATTAACATTACCATCACCGCCCTTTAAATCAATTCTAGGGGAATCATAAGTAATCTTTGATGCACCTTTAAATGCTATCTCACCTTGTGTTTCTTCATCATCAAGGTTAGCAGTTAATAAGAAGTTCTCTGTTGTCGTATGTACATTCTTTGCCTTAAGGAAATACTCACCATCTGCATTAAGTGTAGTTAACCCACCAGAATTTGTTTTCAACATATCGGCAGCAAATATATTAACGTTGTCTTCATATGCGTGAAGAGCCATTGAAGCGCCACGCATTTCAATACCGTCAGAAACATTAACTTGCATTTTACCACGAACTGTTAGACTATAGTTCTCACACTCTACGTTAACGTCACCATTTGTCCAAAGATTGTATGCACCACGATCTGCACGAATATTAATATTCTCACCGCCAGTGATATCATAATCACCTTCAGCAACAGATCGAATAAACCCTTCAGATGAATTTATTATATCACCACCAATAGACTTAACTTTAATGGTCCCGTTGTCATCTATTTGAACAACACTACCTGTGTGATGCACTAAAGAAATGAAGTTAGGGCTTACTGCTATTACACTTCCTTTGTTCTCATCATTTAAAGATTCGATAACACGTGTCTTTAGATTTCTAGTAGGAATAATAGTAGCTGCTTCGTTCCATCCAGATTCCCCATTTCCAACAGCAACTCCCTCTTTATCTAAAGTTGCTTGAATAGCAGCAGGGGTTGTGTGTAACTCTTCTCCAGTTAGATGAGGGTTAGATGGCGCTTTACCAAAGTTGTTAGCAGACTTAGTAGTTGCTCTCTTATAACCAGATGCACCTTCTACACCAAGCCCAGTTGGTACGTCTAAGTTTACACCAGGAATCGTACCTAGAATAAACGGGTGTTGTGCATCTCTACCATCTAAGAAGAAACCAAATACCCAATCTTCTTCTTCAAGGATTGCTTGAAATGCATTGCCACCATTTCTTATAACAGTTGCCCAAGGTAAATCGTCGGTAGTCACAGAGTTAGGTGTAGACCTAGTAGTGTTACCATCATCTGAACCAACGCCAGAAGAGTTTTCAGGTGGGGGTGGATGCACACCAAATGCACGAACTTTAACTCTAGCACCATTTGTTGCATCATCGACAAACTCAACTGCGCCTATAAACCAAAGTAAATTTTGAAATCCTACCGTAGACATTATAAAGCATCTCCTTGTCCATACATTGTCAAACTCATGTAAGTTCTATACTCAAACTTGTCAAAGCTATGCTCAATACTTTCTATTACGTATATACCTGAATATTCAGCATCTCTATCTTTACCAAGAGGATTATATTTAAACTCATTCAATTCAATTTGAACTAGACCACCAGCAAAAAGATTAGTATTTCTTCCGTAAGTAGATATGGTTATCATATTCTGTTTACCATGATACTTATTTGCGCTTTTTGTAGTAAATATTTCTGGGTAATGCATATTCTCTCGTACAGAAGGATTTAAAATAGCGCCGTCAGCACCTTCTGAGAAGTAATCTTTAATAGTTAAGAAGTTTTGTGTTTCGCTTAAGTAGCTATCGACAAACTCTTGGTCATGATTTAATTTAATCTCTGTAGGAGTAAACACATCATCAACTTCTTCTAGGTGATTATACTCATACACAATAGGAGTTTTATTTAGAATGTCAAGTTCGGTAACTCTCATCTTATAAGCACCATACTTCATATCTTGCATAGTATCTACTTTATTACCAAAATCTATAGAAAGTAAATCTGACATTAACTTACGTTGTGCTTCTGGTGTAGTATCTTTAATCATGTTGTATTTAAATATTGGAATACTATCGATATCTTCATTAGCAATGTCAATCATATCTTCGAATGTACCAAAGTAAAAATGATCTCTTGTTTCCCAAAATCTAAATAGCATACTAGAGTTTTCTCTACTAAACGCACGTTTCGCTAGAAAGTCCATTGCTTCATCAGGTCGCATATTAGGTATGACAAAGTTATGTTCACCCTCTGTTGCTTGTGATACGATTAAAGTCTTGGCTGGCACGTCTTTAAAAGAACTCCAAGAGAGTTGTGGTTGTGTGTAGAAATCTTCGTAAAGGTCGTTTACGATTTTAGATATAGTACCATTGTATGCTTTTTGAACTCTATATGAGTCTGAAATAAATTTCTCACGTGAACAGAAGTGTAATGTAAATTCAATGATCTGATCATCTTTTTCATTGATTGGTCGCACGTCTGTTACGGAATAGATAAAGTATCTTTCTTTTTTTATTTCACCAAAATAGTCTGAGTATACTATTTCTAATTCTTCTTTACCACTAATATCTTTGATGATATTATTAGAATCAACAATAGTAACGTTACCGTGGACATATGCTTTATCCAAGGATTCGACTACATTCCAGTTTTTAAGTTCTGCAGAAACATCAATATCAATATTGCTAAAGGACGATACAATAGCAAATCTATCTAATGAATATCTACCTGCTTCTTTAGTTTCTGACATTCTTCATTAAACTCTTTAATTCATTTTGTAGTTGTGGGGCAAAACTGTTGTTGATTAGATTGATTGTTCTTAGGCTTTGATTTCTATCATATTCATAATCATAAAATCTATATGCTTCCCAAAGCATACCAGAGTCTTGATCATTAGTAAATGTAGGTACTGAATAGTTTTCAGATTCGACTTCATATCCTAACTCTACATATGCTAATCTTTCATATGATTCCTTTGACAATTGTATCTCTTCACCTGTAGAGAAGACACCATTGAAGTGTAAAATATTATCTGTGATAGTTGCATTCTGAGTCCAGTAAAAAACTTCATCATCTAAGTCTTCTGTTTGATCTCCAGTCGATGCTCTATACTGATCTTCGTACTTTACCTTCAAGAACTCATCAAAGACTTCATCTTTTTTAGGCCAATCGCTATAAGGATCGATTATGTTATTAGCAAGAAATACTAACCATACATAATCAGTAGAGCCGTAATAGTAGTAAGCTATATCTTCTGGCATATCATCTTCGGTAACAGTGTAAGGTAAGTATAGATTTGGATCGTTTCTATATTTGTCTAAGACTTTTGCACGTCTAGTTATATCAACTATTTGACGTGTATGATAATCAATTCTAGGAAAGTTTTTGAAATAATTTGGCATTATACTCCTCCATCGTCTTCATAATCAGCAGCAGTGTGAATTGTTTGTTCTACAGCAGTCATTTGAATGTTTACGAAAGCGGGTCGTCCGCCCTTTAGAATACTTTGACCATTTGGTGTATAGTCTATACTAAACTCTCTAATCATACAAGGCTTCATATAAAAGAAGTAATCTTGATCAACACCTAAGAAAGTTATTTGAGCAACACTTGGGTATGTCAATAGACCTCTATCAAAAGAAGTGGCTGAATTAGTTTCACCCTCCTTTAAAGGATTTTCATACGTTGGGTGAATTTTTTTCTTAATAAAACGATTCATCTTTTTTAAGGTTTCGCTATCTTCTGAGGTCGAAGGAGATAGTTCCCAGTTAAACGTATGAGTTTTTAAGTTGACACCATCAAACATTAATGTCGTATGTGGATTGATTGCTCTAGCTTTTGACGCTTCGATAGCAGATCCTATCTCAGGTGAAATAGCACCTAGACCAGCTCTTGCCAAAAATTGTGCAATACTAACGCTATCATTTGCCAAATCGGAGATACTATCATTCTCACCACCAAAAAGTTTTTTTACTTTATCCATAATACCTTGTGCTGCCGCTCCACCTAGTTTTGAAAAATCGAGGCGGTCTCCTATAACATCAACTGCTCCAGCACCAATAATTCCTAACTCTTTACCATCTACTTGCAATGAAGAAGTCTCTGCTAATTGCTTTGGTAACGGTAGTACTATACTATCACTCGTAACGCCATTAATTCCACCACCTGATCCGTACTCATAATTTTTAAAATTTATAACCATGCAATGTCTTCCCAAATTACTAGGAAAAGTGTACGATGTTCCCGATCTAGCATTTCGCTTTCCTCTGTTAATAGTGTTAGCAGCAGGTTTTACGAATGGTACATTAAATGTAAATGACATTAATTTTCTCTCTATAAATAGAATTGACTACTTTAACTTATTTATATGGTATAGTGATGGCTTACTCTGGACGGTTCAAACCAAAGAAACCTAAAAAATATATTGGTGATCCCACTAATATTATTTATAGATCATTATGGGAATTTAAGCTAATGAGATATTTAGATTCTCATCCAAATGTGATAGAGTGGGGTAGTGAAGAATTGATTATACCATATCGTAGCCCTATCGACGGAAGAATGCATAGATACTTTCCAGATTTCATTGTGAAACAGATAAATAAGTATGGGAACAAAGAAACAATAATCATTGAAGTGAAACCAGCATACCAAACTATCGAACCAAAGAAGAAGAGTAAAGTAACAAAACAGTATATTAATGAAGTCAAGACCTGGGGTGTTAATCAAGCAAAGTGGAAAGCAGCCCAAGACTTTTGCAAAGATAGAAATTGGAAGTTTCAAATAATGACAGAACACGAACTAGGAATTAAGTAATGGCAATTCTATTTGACGAAATTCTAACAAAGGGTGTTAGAGCCGGACAGATACCAGCACGTGAAAACAACGCACGTGATTGGTATAGAAATGCCGCTAAGACTTTTGGTAGAGTAAACGATTCAAGTCTTATGAGAGGCGATGCGTCACGCTTAACATCAAGACCTGCTATCGGTCAAATGTATATGTATTACTATGACGCAAAGCATAAAGAAACATTACCATACTTCGATAGATTTCCATTAGTGTTTCCATATAAGATTGTTAAGGGTGGCTTCATGGGTATTAACATGCACTATCTACCATTGATATATCGTGCCCAACTAATGGATGCACTATATGACACTGCTACTAATACAAGATACGATGAGTCCACTCGCCTTCGATTAAACTATAACATTCTATCAGGTGCGGCTAAATATAGATACTTTAAGCCTTGTGTTAAGCATTATCTAACAAGTCAACTTAGAAGTCGTTTTCTATACGTATATCCAAGCGAATGGGATATTGCATTATTCTTGCCACTCGAAAGATTCCAAGGGGCATCAAAAACAAAAGTCTTTGCAGACTCCAGAAAAAGCATGGGAAGAAACTAATGGCATTTAGCATTTCAGAATTTAATAGTCAACTTAATAAGCATGGGGTTGCTAAGAATAATTTATTTCTCGTTACTATCGCACTCCCTCCTGCATTATCTAGAGATTTGGGAGTATCACCATCTCCTGGGGCTGAGCCTTTGGGTATATCTCCTGCGGCTAATTCATCTCCACCAAAACTACCAGTAGAAGACCTTAAATTCTTTTGTAAAGCAGCAACATTACCTGAATTGACTGTTCAAACAGTAGATAATTTTCCAAACACTTTTGGTACACCTGATCGTCGTCCAAGTGCTATGCAGTTTACTCAACTTCCTACCGTATTTATGGTCGATAGTAATTTTAAAGTTAAAGAATACTTTCATTCGTGGATGCAAAGAATTGTTAACTATGATAGACAATCGCCTATGGGGTTTGTGGATGGAAGATTACCTTTTGAGATTGCATATAAATCAGAGTATAGTGCTGGAGTAACGATTGAAGTTTATTCTTACGAACAAAAAGCAATCACTTACACATACAAATTTGAAGGTGCTTTTCCAACAAGTATTGGTGAAACTCAAGTCTCTTGGGAAAATGCAGCAGAAATTATGACGTTGCCAGTTACATTCACATACGATACTATGATAGTGCCAGGTGCCAAGGTAGGCAAAGTTGAAACTACATCAAGTCGTGGTAGTGGTATACTTGGATCTCTTTCAGCGTTGAATAGCTTTGGTCAAGCAATCAATCAAATACGTAGACCAAGATCGATACAAGACACGATTAACCAATTCACTAACGCACAAACAATATTTAGAAATTTTTTATAGATTATAGGAGTATATTATGGGTTTACCTAAAATTGACATGCCACTCTTTGAAATTGAGGTACCATCAACGAAAAAGAAAGTAAAGTATAGACCCTTTACAGTTAAAGAAGAAAAGATTCTTTTAATTGCACAAGAGTCTAATGACATAGATCATATTATAACAGCGATTAAACAAATCATCACAAACTGTTTCCATAAGATAGATGTGGACACTCTAACAATGTTCGACTTAGAATATTTGTTACTAAACATTAGATCAGTATCTGTTGATAACAAGATTAAATTCTCTATTAAAGATAAAGATACAGATAAGCCGGTTGAATTAGAATTAGATATTGCAAACATTAAGGTTGATATACCTGAAGAGCATTCAAATATTATTAACTTAGATGATGGATATAAGCTTCTAATGAAGTATCCTTCGTTTGACCAGATTTCAATTCTGGGACAAGTCATGAAAGTAGAAGAGGATGATCAAGCAAGTGTGTCATCTATATTATTTGACTTGTTAATTTCTTGTATAGATAGTGTCTTAAAAGATGATGAGGTTCATAAGTTCTCTGATTATAGTGATGAAGAAATTAATGAATTTGCAAGTCAATTGCCTTCGAAGTGTATGAAGAGTATGCAGAACTTTTTTGAGACAATGCCTAAAGTTACTTACAAAGAAAAATATATCAATGAAAATGGTGAAGAGAAGACAGTTGTTCTGGAGGGAACAGAAACTTTTTTTATCTAGCGCTGAGTCACAATAACCTCGGCGTGTATTATAAAACTATATTCGTTTTGGCTCAGCATCATAAATATCATATATCGGAAATAGAAAACTTAATACCATATGAACGTGACCTCTACTTAGGAATGCTAATTGATCATATAGAAGAAGTAAATAACAATAATAAAAAATAAAGGCCAGATGAATGGAAAGATCAGAATTACTATTAGACGCCGCAAAGTTTGAAGGTGTGTTCGATTCTATTAGCACTACGTTAGTGCAACAAACTTCTGTGCTTCGTTCTATGTACAACTTAGATGTAAAGAAATTAGAGCTAGATAAAGAAGCAAGAAAAGATGCGGCACGTGATAGAGCATTAAGAGTAGATGAGGCAGCTGTTCAAACTCAAACACAAAGTAATGATAGCACCAATACCAACGCTTCTTTCTCTACATCAGGAGGAGGAGGAGTTTCAGGTTTAGCATCAGGTCTTGGCACACTTGTAGGTAGTGCGTTGGGTGGAATGTCTATTGCTGGTTTAGGAGCTATGGTAGTCAAGGGCGGATTCTTAGCACTAGTTGCACCAAAGATCGGTGATTTTATTTCTGGTGCTATCAACGAGACTTTAAATGAATTCAATCCTCCAGATAAAAAAGGAGACGGAACATCAGAATTTAATAAATCTATTAGTGACGGTTTAGGCGATGCTTTCACATTTGGATTTATCGGAAGTTTGTTTGGTAAACGAGTTGCTGCTATCGCAGCCGCCGGTGGGTTTGTTAAATCATTCAGTGATGAAATCATCAAGAAGTTTGGTAACGAACAAGATGTCATAGACATGTTTGGTGTGGAATTTGATGAAAAGGCTGTTGGTAATATATTAGGTGCTATAGGAGCCGCAATTGCATTAGTGGCACCAATGGTGATTAGAAAAGCCCTTCCAAAATTTTTATCTAAAGCCATCGCTGGAGCCGCTGTCTTAGGTGCTGTAGGAGGCGCAGTAGCACTTGATAAAGATGGTAAAAAAGTTGATGCAAAACCAAGAAAGTTTACACAAAAAGGTTATCATCCAGATGGCTCTCCAAGGCTCTTTAATAGCGCAGGCAAAGAGATGCTACCTCACACCTCCCAATATAAATCAAGTAAACTTGCCTTTGATCAAGACCAAGATTTAATGTCAAGATTGAGAAAAAGTAAATATAAAAAGCTTGCAAAACTTAGTGGCGTTCTTGGTTCAGTAATATCAATGGGATTTTTAGCATCAATATTATTAAACGAAAAGCTTACTGACGATGAAAAAATTAAAACCATTGGTGCAGAATTAGGTACCATCTTTGGAGGAGTTGGTGGTGCTGCTTTAGGTTCGGCCGCTGGTTTAGCACTGGGTTTTACAAGCGGTCCAGGTATGATACTCACAGGAATCGGTGGCGGGATTGCGGGTGCATTTGCAGGTGAGTGGCTTGGTAATCAAATTGCAACTGGGATTGTGGGTAGTAAAAGTGATTTTGATGAACTTCCAGCAGATGTCGAAAATTCAGTCATGTTACCTACCGGTATGAATATGCCAGTTGAAGTTGCCCCTCGACCAACTAGAGAAAATAGTGGAAAATCGGGTCGAAATTTGCGACCGATGCAACAGAACTGGGATAGATTGTTTGGAGAAAGCTACGACCCAAGTGGATTGATGAAGCCTGAATTATTGATACCACCACAGGGTCCAAACCTACCAAGCACAACACCAACATTTGGACCAGATCAAGTAATATCTAGACAAAGGCGACTAGAATCATTAGAATCTAATGCGATGACGCAAGATCAAGCTCAAGCATCTGTGCTACTTGCTGAAGGAGCTAAAGTGTACAAAGCTGGTAATAACTCATCAGTAACAAACATAACTAACATTACTAAGGTTGATAGCTCAATATCTCTATCTAATGATAGCGGTATTATGACAGCATTCTCATAAGGTAAAAAAAAGAGAGGCCGAAGCCTCTCTTTAATACGTCACTTAGTTAACTTAGTTATCTGCAAGTGACTTGAAGAAATCCAAATCATCATCATCTGTACTAGACGAAAACGAACTTTCTTCTAAGGAGGGAGATGGAGCTTCACTCAAAGTTGGGGCTGAACGCTCTTTAAACTTAGGCGTAAACTCCATCTCCGGTACATCGTCCTCAGCCGTATGAGTGGGTGCGTGTTGGCTGCCGTCAAGACCTAGAACTTTGTACAGCTTCGCTTTAAGTTCATTATAAGACTTGAAGTTTTTAGGATCGATGATCTCTTGTAGCGAATGCTGGGATTTCCAGATTTGCTCAAGTCTCTCATCATCTTCTAACAATACACTAGCTGTATCGAAAGAGGACGGCTCATAAGTGCGATACCCACCATCGCCATTACGTGCTTTAAGTTTGAAGTTAGAACCTTCCCAAAAATCAAATGGGTTTAGTGCTTCTTCGTCTTCAAACTCTGGATTCATTGCAGCGTTTAGCTTATCAAAGATTTTCTTACCAAACTTATACTTGAAGACTTGGCCTTCGTTCTGAGGATTAGTAGGATCTTTCACAACATAAATGTTTGCGTGATAAGACAAACGGCGCTTTTGTTTACGAGCTTCTTCTTTGCCCGCATCCGTACCATTGTTCCAGAGCTGAGAGTTATACTCTGAAACTGGATCTTCTTGACCAATAGTAGTCAATGAGTTTTCGATGTACCAGCCACCTGGTCCTTGAAAGCCGTGATCAAAGACACGGACAAAGGGAAGGTCTTCACCTTCTGGTGCAGGCAAGAAGCGAATGACAGCGTAGCCATTGCCAGCTTTATCTACTTCTAGCTTCCAGTAATCGTCGTTATTATTATTTGAGGGACCTGCGTTGTTCAACTTTTGTAGTTGTGAATTCAACTTATCAAAAGACGAAGTACGGTTTTTCTTTAGTGCGGAAAATGATTGTGCCATATTTTGTATCTCCTATATGTGCGATGTATTACGGTATATTAAACGGTTTGTTCGAAGTTGTCAAGTAATATTTTCTTCATTTTAATTTTATCATACTCCATGAAGGGAAAATATTTCTTGCACTTTCTATTTATATCAGGATATATAAGTTTGTCAAGTAAAACCTTGTCCCAATGTGAAAAAACTTTGGTTATGTTTGCGATTATAGTTAACGTCTCTATACAGATGTCTCCTCTGATGTAGTGCTTTAGAAGCGGTGGATGTTGCCCGTCTTTAGAAAGAAGATTACTATTGAAGTCTTCATTCAACACGCCCAGTTCATTTTTAAATACGTAAGACAAAGATTGCTTACGCTTCTTCCAATCGAGGTATACCTTTTCACCTTTATCATCATTCACAATGTCGCCTATCCAGATATTAGAGTTTTCTAATACGTTTGCTAAGACATAGTTTTTTGCATCACTGTGCTTTGATAATTTATAATAGTGAAACTTATCCTTTCGATTTTCAAAAGCAGTAGGGTTCGTACTTGTTTTTCCATTGTATTTAAAAAAGTCGTAGTTAGATGTGAAGTGTTGTTTCAATGCTAAAAAATAGCAGTACACTTCGTAAGCGTCTTTCGTGGAATAGATGCTCATATTGGTAACTTAGTACTTCTTTCGACCATATTTAATCGTTCGGCGTCATCTCTAACTTTTGATTTTAGAACTGGTGAACGACGAATGATTTCTCCAATAAGATCAATTTCCAAGTTGTTAGTTTCGGCATAATAAACTAGAGCATCTATATAAGATACTTCTTCGTTTACATAACCTTGAATTTCTACTAGTATTTGTTCAGCTTTCATTGCCTCTTCCATAGACAATTAACCCAACAATGTCTTAACGCCAATTGACCAATTCTCTGCAGCATCTTCTACATAATGAAGAGATTTACCAGGAAACGATTCTTTAACGATAAGTGTACCATCATGGCCATAGAAGTCAATATAGTAGCTGTCACCATCTTGCTTTACCTCGGCTCGACCATTCGTAGATTCTGAAATATAAGTTGAAATAATATTTGACATGTCAAACTCCTAAGCTGTGTCTAATTTCTAATTTTTTATGCTCTCTACCTAAAGCATATGCTTCATAATAAAGTCGAGCAGTCTCTGCATCATCGATATACAACTCATCAGCAATCCAAACTTTACCTGCCTTTAAGTCGAATGATACTCCATATGTGTTACCCTTTATCGTATGCATGAAATACTCCTCTGATTCAATATATACAATATAACAGGTAACACATACTTTGTCAAGTAATTTATAGGCCGTTTGGAACAATAATGTAATGAATCATTAGCACTAGTGCGACACTTGCGCCAAGTCCTACCATCATCTTACCAAAGTCCTTTGCCACTAGTGGAAACACACTCTTTGTTTTCTTCTTACCAAAGTATGTTGCCATAGCTAACTCACGTCCTGCTAACAAGCCTACGAACACCCATGTTGTACTCATAGGAATATCGTTTAGTTCTTTAAAGAAGTATAAACATAACCAATAGAATAGATCAATTAGTGTAGCACTTCTAACGTAACGAGTGTTATGTTTCTCCAAAACAATCTTTTGAATGCGCCCACCTTTTTCTTTAAACATAAAGAACAAGCCCACAACAAATACAAAACTAATAAAGACCATTAAGTCTAAAGGTATTGCTCTTGGTAGAAACACTGCGATGTTAGCAATATCATGTGATAACCACGTGAACCATAATCCACCTGTTGCTACCCATTGTGCTACACGCCAAAACTTTTTATTGCCTTCACTAACGGGCTGTGTTTCATCATACCATCTACCAAAGTATTTGTGTATCGCAAACCAAACTGCATAAGCAAATGCGGCTGCTACACCATAACCCATAATAGATTTCATCAGCATCTTCTCTAGTACAAATGTACTTGCGAATACTGATAAGACTAGGAATGACGTTGAAACAGGTACACCCATTCGTGTTAATGCTACAAGAATAGCGGGTGCGGCGGCATGATACCATTGCACTTCTTGGAATGGGATTTTGTTTAGGCGACCATAAGATATATCGCCACCATTCATATACCACCCATACCAGAGTGTATATAACAAGACAGCCGAAGCGGCAATCCATAATGTTTTAAAGTTAAATCGCTCATTGTTTGATGCCATCCATGTACCGAGCGTTTGTACTGAATCATTTGCTATAACTGCATAGGCAGCAAGCAGGAAGCCAATGAGGCTCCACATAGTGAGTAGTTCCATTTCTTTCTCCTTTGTTTGACGGCTTTACCCCGTCTCTCACAAATGTTGAACGTTATTGTTCAACCACTACTATCTATAAGAAAAAGATTAGGGGGCAAGTTACCCCGCCCCCCATATTCGTTTATTGTGTGTCAACTTAGAAGTTGAATGACAAGCCCGCTGCCGGTGTCACTGCTTCGTTATCTAGGTTGTATCCTGCTTCAGCGTAATAAGACACTGTACCACCAGCTAGATCACCATAGTAACCCGCACCAATGTTTTGTGTCATGTCATCTGCGTCACCATTCATGAAGCCTGTTACACCGAATACACCTACGTTTACTTCATATGCGAAATCGTCTGCATATGTTACAGTTGCACCTGCGGCATACTCTTCCATGATAATAAAGTCTGCAGTTGTTAGTACAGTCAAGTCTTCTGCATCTAGATTATAATCAACACCTGTTGATAGTGCGATACCTGCTAGACCTGTAGCATATGTTACTTGAACATTTTCTACATCTGTTAGGTCTTGACCAATATCAGTAAGACCAACGCCTGCGCTAATACCACCCAAACCAAAGCGTAGTGTTTCATGAGCGTCTGCTGGATTAGCTAGAGTAGTCCCACCTACTACTTCGGTAACTCCACCAAAAGTATCTAGTAGATCGCCTTGATCACCGAAAGATACTGCAACGCCTGATACGTTACCACCCAACGAGTAACCATCTAGTACAACATCATCATCTTTTGTTGTTAGATCAATGCTTGCAATACCAAATGGTGCTACAATACCAAGATCGATATCTGGAGTTCCAATCATATCGCCTGCAGCGTTTTCTGTTACATCAATACCTACAGATCCGAAGACCATTGGTGAGTTGTATGTTGCGGCAGATTCTGCATTTGCTGTAGCAGCGAAAGTTGTACCTGCAATGATTGCTAAAATAGAAGTTTTCATTAGCGTTTTTTTCCTTTGTGATTTTTAAAAAAGTGTCACTTTTCTGTTGCTAGGTAAGTGACCAACCCCCTGTGTTATGCCGCTAGGGCGTAACCAGATGGTGCGAAATTTTCATTTGCATTTAGTTTATTTAACCGAATAACGTAGGTCAACACGATAATCTCCACTCAACTAGCCCGCCTGTCGATCCTAGTTCATCCCCATCATAAAAACACTCAGTGAATGTGCTTATGGTGGAGATGTCCGGTACTGCCCCGGAGTCCAGTTCGTCTTCGCCTCGCTTCATCAACTACAAGACTATGTATACACGATTCGCACCTAAAAGTCAATGTGCGAAACAATTAGATATTTTTATGTGATAGATTTATCACACCAAGTCTAAGAGTATTGGTGTCGGATCAAATGGCTTTGGAACTTCAACTTCTGGGAACAAGCATTTTTCGATAAAGACTTTTACATCTTCTTCATCTAAACCAAGTGAAGCCATTGTTCTAGGAGTATGTGGATTTTGCTTTTGATAATGTGCATATCTATTTTGAGAAAGTGCGCCCAACTCATCACTAGAATTTCCTTGATATTTACCGATGTTATCAAGATAATAGTTTAAGTTTTCTTTAACAACGTACATCAACTGATTAATTTCAGCTTCTTCTTTTACATTGCCTGCGGCTATCATATCTTCATTAAAAATAGCTTTAGCCCATTCTGGAAGTTCTCGTTCACGTTTCCAATCAAGTTGCTTCGAAGTCTTAATGAAGTAATCAATCATATGATGCTCTGAATTAGTTGTTGCACTAAAATCATGGAAAGCGCCAGTCATCTTGTTCTTTCCTGCAATAACATCAAAGCCAAAGATTGGACCATCGTTACCTAGTTCTGGGAAAATGCATACGTGCATCATCCACAATCCTTTACTCTTACGTGCATCAACAATATCTAAATGCGCTCGGCGATAGTCTTTAGAATTCCAAACACGATTAACCCATCCTGGTTGATTAAAGCGATCCATACCTTCTTCATGAATCTCTAAACCTGTTTGTTCTAATCTTGTTATGATGTGTTGTTTAAGCCCTAGTAAGCTTCCCCAAATCTGTGACATTTTCTAACTCCTCAAATAATCTAATAGCGAATTCAAAACAAATATTGGCTTCGACAGCCATTTCGTCTGTCAATAGCTCTCGTACATATACTTTTAACTTTTCTTTATCATCAAACTCATACATCGCACCAGAGCCAGGAACACGTTTCTTAATAATAGCACCACCATACATATCACCGAAGTGTCGGACATACATATGAGCAATCAGTTTTTCGTATTCATTTTTCTTTTCTAAATTGTATATATGTTCTATGTATTGAGCATTAGAAACAGTGCATATGTAAGGGTCATAAAAGAACCCATGCAACTCTTCTAGTTCTTGCATATCTTTTAGGATATGTGATGCTCGAAATACTGGTTGAATATATACCGGAAGGCCTTGAACTTTTAAAGCATCTTCTAGTATCACGTAATTGTAATACTGGTTCGTTAGATATCGATAGTAAAGTTCTGGATCTATTTCACCACTAAGAAGTATCTTAGCAAAGCCTCTACGTTCAGCTTTCTTGTGATTTTCCCATGTTAACTCTTTCAAGTTCATAATTTATCCCTTCTCGTAACGACGAAGGTTCTCTGTTTGATCATACTTTCGTCTAGTGGCATAGCCTAGATTTTTCATTATTTCCATTCTCTCTTGGTCACTCATAGATGACCATTGACTTATTTGTTCTATTGTTCTCTTACAACCAGTGCATTTACGAGTAGAAGGGTCAATAGAACAAATTGAAACACATGGCGAAACATACATTTCTATAGATCGGTCCAGTCAACATTTTTAGGGACATAAGACTGAATCTTCATCTTTAAGTCTTTTGCTAGTTGGGCTTGAGGTGTAACTTCTTTACCCTTACGCTTTACGTAGAAGTAGTTAGCATCTTTGACAGACATTCCACCGCCTTTGCCTTTTTCGATTTCTGTGTCTACACCAACTTTGTTGAAAGCAAATACGATATCGCCATCCATATATTTCTTTAGAGTTTTACCCATGTTGATAATATCAAGCATAGTCTGAGATGCACCACGATGAGTGTTGACTAAAATTTCTACTGGTACTTTTCTACTACGCTTTGCATTCTGGTCGATAGCAACTTCGATATCATTTACAACCCAAACGATGTGGACATTTTCTTTTGCATAACCAATGTTCGATACTTGACGTGTTAAGTTCTGTAACTTTCTTAAGTCTTTTAAAGTTACGTCAAAGATGATGTTTGGCTTACGATCATCGGCCGCTGTCATAACAGAAGCATAGAATGCTTGCATCTTTTTATCTGGTAAGTTTAATGCGTCACCAATAATCTCATGCAACTTAGCAACATTATCGGGATTCTTTAGATTAGAAGCTAGGTCTTTAAGGTCAACACCAAACTCGGCCTTTACCTTTTTAACAATAGCAGGAGTCTTAGAAGCAAGTGTTTTAAGTTCATCAACATCAAAGACTTTACCTTCGAGGCCAACTAGCTTGTCTTTTACAAACCCTTTACCTGATCCAGCACCGCCTGCCATGATAACAATATTACCAAACTTAGGATATGCCTTGCCGCCAAATGTAATTAGCTTTTCGAGTAATATCTCATACTGCTCTTCGATGTATTCTTCTCGAATAGTTTCTTCGACTATCGCAACATCTTTGAGGAATGTACTAAGGGATTTCAATTTTCTTCTCCGTTTAAAGACTATCTCATGTTATTTATAAAATATGTGAGTGTCGATACGAACAGTACGTTCATAACTATCAGACCAATATGGGTTAACATAAGAGGCGTGATACATAATAGCACCATCTGTAAAGTCTTCTTTTATACCATAATTATCCATTATATTATGAGCAATTACACTAACTTTCTGCCACATCAATTCATCTTTAGGCGTATCGTCTTTACCATCACACCACCAAGAGAACTGACATTTGTTACGAATAGGATTACCATTACTATCATAATGTGATTGATAAACTACATCACAAACTGTATTAGGATATCGATTATCATGAACACGATTAAGAGTTACCCAACCCACAGCTTTCTGACCTAATGCGCTATCACCTCTTGCTTCATGATATAAGTTTAATGCCAGACAATGATGTTGTTCATTATACTCAGCAATTAAATGTTCTTCTTGAAGTGTTATCATTGAAGCATGTACACTAAATGTAAGTAAACCTAAACACAGTACTGATAGAGCAGTAGACATAAAACGAATCATTAATGTATCTCCTATATTATTAAGAACCATAATAGCATTATACTAGTTTTAAAAAATATGTCAAGGGTATAAACCAAAAAAAACTGGCTCGAAAGCCAGCTAGTTTATCTACAAATCTACAGAAAGTAATTAATCGTCAGTATCGTCTACTACATCTAAGATTTCCCACTTGACTAGAGTACCAAAAAGGTCTGTAAAGACGTTTAAGATTATCCAGGGCAATGAGAACATAGCAATACAAATAAAGTAAATGTTACCAGTCATAATCAATACAATGGTTGCACCGACTTGAACAAATCGACTAGACCATGCATCTGGTACGACCATATCAAAGTTTACACCAGAAGTCTTTAGACCCGCAAGCAAACAAAAGCATAGGTAATAAAACATTGATGAGAATATAATCTGGATTAAAGCTAAAGTTGGTAAAGACCAATAAGCTTCAGTTGGTAAAAATACTGTAACAAGTATAAGGGCTAAATGCATATAACGCAAAATGTATCTCCAAATTGTTATGGGTGAGTGGCAGTTACGCCACTCTTTATATTTAGATTAAAACGGTGCGTCTTCCTCACCGACCTCATCTTCATTATATGAGTATGTACCATCGGTAACATCGCCATCAATCTTTTCATAAAGGTCAATGAAAGCCGCACGTGTATCTGGATCAAAACGATTTACACACAATTCAATCGACTTCATTTTATCATTAAAGATAGAGAAGGTCTGTACAATATGGCACAACCGACGTGTTGAGATGATATCATCAACACCACCATCTTCAAAGGTTTTACGAATAGCTTGACCCCAATTGACCAACTTCTCGGCAAATTCGGTATCGTCTGCACCAAACTTCTGCATGTGATTTACAACGATACGCTTTTCAACTTTGATGGTTGGGTAAGGTTGCTCAAGTGTCACATTGAAACGCTCAAGAAAAGCTTCATCAATGATCGTGGCCGCAATAAAGCGCCCTGCTTCATCACCTTGACCCTTAGTGTTTGCGGTTGCAATCACGTTAAAGCCAGGTGCAGGTTGGACAACTTCACCAGTCTTTTTGATCAAGACAGGCTTGCCCTCAAGGACACCTTGCAGACACATTAGCTTGTTAGAGCCACGGTCAATTTCATCAATCAACAAAATTGCACCAGCTTCCATTGCTTTGATCACTGGACCTTTTGCAAAGACAGTTTCACCGTTAAGCAAACGAAAGCCACCGATCAAATCATCTTCATCTGTCTCGGGTGTAATCTGAACACGGACATATTCACGCTTGGCGTTTGCACAAGCTTGTTCAATCATCATGGTCTTACCGTTACCAGATAGACCAGCGACATACATTGGAAAGAACATACCAGAGTCGATAATCTGCTTCACGTCTTTGAAGTAACCCCATTTTACAAAGGTTGAATCTTTCGCAGGAACATAAACTTCATCTGATGAAGTAGATTGAACACGCAAAGGATTGGTCACTTGAACGGGAGCAGCTGTTGGTAGCTGAACAATTTTAGTTGGAGCTGAAGATGTTAAAGACATTTTATAAACACCGTAGCCAGCTTTTTCACATTTCTTCATAAGACCAGAAGCTGTGCCACGCTTTGCACCGATAGATGCGGCAAACGCAAACATATCTTGGCGCTTAAACGTTTCGGCACCTGGGTTAGAGTTTTCAAAAGCTGCTAAAAGTTCTGTTTGAGTCATCACATTTTTCATATCGAATCACTTTCTCTCTTGTTACTCTTATAATATAAGCACTTTGGTGGAAGAAGTCAAGGGCTTCCACCAAGGTTTTTTGGTTTAGGCCACCAACTCTGCAAACTTTTGAGTGATAACCTTCGACTTCTTTTTAGAGCCATTTGATTTGTTGAATGCTTTTGCAATCTTGGCTACAGTCATATCGCTATCAACATCAAGGTCTTCGATTTGCTCACTCATTTTATCTGCGGGCATAACGAACCGACGATCATAGCCACAGTTATTGTCAAACAATGCTACACCAGTATCACGAATCTCTTTTTTCTTTGCTCGGAACTTCGAATCTGTCTTATAGACATAACCCAATGAGCGACATAGTTCGCCATTCAATTCGTAATTACGATCAGCAATAAAGTAGTTTAGAGTTGATACGCCCATATCACCAATTGCTTTTACTAGTGAACTAGTATGATCACGACGATTACCACGACCCAAATCAACCATCTTGCCATTTACTTCGACAGATAGGTTACGATAACGATACCCATAGCCTTGATCATAGCTTAGATCATCACCACCTATAGGTAGGATGCCATTGCTATCGCCATCGGTCAATGCAACGAAGTTCATTTTTTGAACACGATGCTTTTCACGGAAATCTTCAATGATATATTGCATAGCCATCAAAGCTGTGTTGAGTGGCGTGTTGCCCAACTGCTCAAATTCTGAAATTGAACTTGAACGATTTACTGTCTGCCAGAACATCCGACGGAAAGCTTCATCATAATCACGTTTGGTCAT